TGGTACCTCTGGTTCATTAGCTTTACCATTGCAAATTCTTGGTATAGAACAAATTGAAAATAACACAACAGGTGCTTACGCTAACGTATTGGTAAAATGGAACAAACATCAGTTCCTTAATCCAGTTGGCACTGCTTAACTAATAGGAGAATAAAATGGCTGGTATTATTACTACTGCTTCACATCCAAAGGCTCTTTGGCCTGGGATTAAAGCTTGGTGGGGTCAAGTTTACGATGAACATCCAGAAGAATATTCTAAGTTGTTCGATAGTGATACTTCATCTCAAAACTATGAAGAAGACGTACAACTAACAGGCTTTGGTCTTGCTCCACGCAAGTCAGAAGCATCAGGTATTCAGTACGATTCTGAAATTCAAGGCTTCACAACACGTTATACACACATTGCTTACGCATTGGGTTATATCGTTACTAAAGAAGAATTGGATGACAACTTGTACGAACAAGTTTCACGTCGTCGTGCTGCATCTCTTGCAATGTCTTTCCGTCAAACGAAAGAAAACGTAGCAGCTAACGTATACAACCGTGCCTTCAATAGCACATATACAGGTGGTGACGGTGTTGCGCTTTGCTCTACATCACATCCTAACGTATCTGGCGGTACTTTTGCAAATAAACCAGCAGTTGATGCTGACTTGTCAGAAGCTTCTTTGGAAGATGCAATGATTACCATTATGGGTTTTCAAAATGACCGTGGTCTTTTGATCAATGTTATGCCAAAATCTTTAGTTGTTGCTCGTCAAAACTGGTACAACGCTAATCGTATTATGAAGTCTGTTTATACACCTTCAAGTGCAAATAACGCTGTCAACGTTTTAGTGGCTACAAATGCTTTGCCTGATGGCATCATTATGAATCACTATTTGACATCTCCAAATGCTTGGTTCTTACGTACTAATATTCAAAACGGTTTGAAGTACTATAGCCGTGTTGGTATTCAGTTTGACCAAGACAATGACTTCGATACTATGAATGCGAAAGCAAAAGGTTATGAACGTTATTCATTTGGTTGGACAGATCCACGTGCAATTTTTGGTGTTAACGGTCCTTAAAAAAGACTTGACAAGACACTAGAAATAGTGTATAATAGTAAGGTAGGCTGAGAGTTTAAAACACTTTTATAAGTCCTGCCTTTCTTTATTTATAAAAGGAAAGAAAATGTCATACGCACTTCAAGAAAAAAAGGGCAAACGTCCTCCAGTAGCCCCGATTAAAAATCCATGTAAAAAATAATATATATCTTTTGACGCAGTTTAGGCTGCGTTGATTATATCAACGTCAAAGGAAAAAACAATGAGTTCCCCATCACGCTTTTTATCAGGTGTAGGCACAGTAGATACACAGTATCCATTAGGTCAATATCCATTCCCAGATCCATTTCATACAAGTGGTTCATCAGTAACAACAACAGGTTCTAGTTCTTACACTAACGACTTTAATACTTTAATTGGTACTGACTATACAGTATCAGGTACATCTTCAACTTTTGCTTTAGGCAACGGTGTAGGTGGTATTGCAGTATTAACTCCAGGTGGTACAACAACAGCGACAGCTGCTTATAAACCAGGTACATTTGTTCAGTTCCAATCTGGCAATAAACTTTGGTATACAGTTCGTTTTAAAGCTTCTGCAGTAGGTTCTACTAAATCTTTTTATGCAGGTTTACGTAATGGAGCTAGTGCAACTGATGGTCTTTGGTTTGTTAAACCAGCCTCATCAACTTCAGTAAACTTAGTATCAACAGTAGGTTCTACAGCTACTACATTAGTAACTGGTGTAAATACAGCTGCAGATGATACATATCTTGAGCTTTCAATCTACTTTGATGGTACTGATATTTTAGTATATCAAGAACATGCTCTTTTTGCTAGAGTTACAGCCCCAACTATTGGGTCATCTGGTACAACTTTAACTAATGCTATTCTTAGCCCTGTATTCCAAATTACTCCAACAGCTACCGATACACTTACTGTTGACTTCGTTATGGTAGCTCAAGAAGTTTCACGATAATAGGGGTTTATAATGGCTAATATAACCTCAATTCAAATTTTAGAAGATGGTGATCGTAATGTGATTGCTAAACTAGTAGGTAAACTAGATACATCTAATGTGTCTTTAACTACTCTATTAGATCCAGCAACACTAGCCTCAGTAAATGCCTCTAGTTTAAATTCACAAAAAGCTAGTACTTTAGCTATTGAGTCTGTTATCTTTGATATTGAAGATGGTCTTGTTGTAAATATTTATTGGGATGCTACTGCACCAGTACCTGCTTGGTACTTTTCAGGTCGTGATAAAATGAATGCTGAATTTACAGGGTTCTTACAAAACAATGCAGGTGCTGGTAAAACAGGTAAAATTTTATATGATACTTCTGGATACTTAACAGGTACTAAATCATTTTCATTAGTTATTCAGTGTATTAAACAATGGACGTAAGCTCTAAAGTAAAACAAATGGAACTGTCTGCTCAAATTATTAGAGCAGATGGTACTGTTGAAGACTTAGGTACAATTCAATATTGGAATTCAAACCCAATTAAAAGAATCATTTGGAGAATTAAAACATGGCTACACTTTTAGTCAACACGGGTAAAGCGGTTATAACAAACCGTATTAAAGGGGCTGGTACTGAACCTAACTATGTAGCTTGGGGTACAGGAGCAGGAACTACTGCTCTTACTGATACTACTTTGTTTACAGAAACAGGAACTCGTATAGCAGGTACTTCAACTCAACAAACAACTACAACTACTAATGATACTTATCAAGTCGTAGGAACATTAACAGCAGGGGGTACATTAGCTATTACTAATGCTGGTTTATTTGATGCTTCTACTTCAGGTAATTTATTTGTTAAAGGTGATTTTTCTACCATTAACTTAAGTACTGGCGATAGTATTCAATTTACTTTTAAGACTCAATTTAGTTAATTATGGCTTTAGTTACTTATGATAGAGTAAGAGAAACAGGTATAGCTAATACAACAGTTAGCTTTACTTTAACTGGAGCTGTTCCTAGTTGTCAAGATTTTACTATTATAGGTAATGGTAATACTACTTATTATGGTGCTACTGATGGTACTAACTGGGAAGTAGGTCTTGGTACATACTCAACTACAGGCCCTACATTAACACGAACTTTAATCTTATCTTCAAGTAATGCAGGTAGTGCTGTTACTTTTTCAGGTACAGTAAATGTATTTGTAACGTATCCAGCATCACAATCTGTATATCAAACAGGTTCACCTACATTTACATCAGTCACCACACCATCAGTCACAGCGACAACTACAGATTTAACATTAAATGCTATTAGTACGGGTGCGGTTAAGTTTAGTACGTTAGGTGGATTGCAAGGTCAATTTAATAATACTGCATCAACAGTCAATTATTTTGATATGTTTGGTAGCGCAACAACAAAAGCCATTCAATTTAAGTCTAATGGCTCTGACACCAATATCTCAATGGCATTCCAACCTAAAGGTACTGGTGCAATTGATTTAGCCGCAGGTAGTAGTGGTGTGAATATCAGTAATGGTAATACTGTAACGGCTGTATCTAGGGGTGTAGCTGGTACGTATACGGTAGCCCCAATTGCAACTATTTCAGCACCAACAACCGCAGGTGGAACTACAGCAACTGCATCCGTAACTTTACAATTATTAGCAACATCAACAATTGCTGCGGCAGGTAGTGGGTATAATATTGGCGATACAATTACTTTAACAGGTGGTACTTCTTCAGTAACAGCGACATTAACAGTTGCTACCTTATCAGGCTCTGGTGTTGCTACTTTTACAGTATCAAATGCAGGTGTTTATACAGTATTACCGACAAATCCTATCTCAACAACATCATCAGGTGCTGGTACAGGGTTTACATTAACAGGGTCTTGGTCACTTACTGCAACATTGCCTGTTACTTCTGCTGGTTCAGGATATGTAGAACAACCTACAGTTACAATTTCTGGGGGTACAGGTAGTGGTGGCACTGCTTATGCTTCTGTGGGTGCTGGTTCTGTTATTCGTGCATTAGGTTCAACAACTACACAATGTTTAGATTTTCAATCCCCAGCTAGTTTAATTACGGGTGTCCCAATGATGCGGCTTAGAGATGCCTATGCTAATAGTTATCTAATGATATCTAATACCATTGATACAGCTTTAATTACTGCACAAGGTGGGTCAAATGCTAGATTATTTTTAACTTCATTTGGTACAGGTAACATAGTATTAGGAACAAATAGTACATCCACTTATACGCAATTTGTTGTTTCAAACACCACATCAGCAGTTAATTATGTGCAGGTGACGGGTGGTGCAACTTTAAACGGAGTAACAATATCTTCACAAGGTTCTGATAACAACGTTCCTATGTTATACAGCACAAAAGGTAGTGGCACACATTCATTTAGAACAAACACATCAACAATTCAGTTTCAAGTTACAAACACTACAAATGCTGTAAATAGAATTGATGTTACAGGAGGTATTGCAGGTGCACCTCCCACAATGACTTGTGCAGGTTCAGACACTAACATTGACTTAAGCCTAACACCTAAAGGCACAGGGGTAGTACAATTTGGTACGTACACAGCCACAGTAACAGCCGTTTCAGGATACATTACTATTAAAGATGCAGGCGGCACATTAAGAAAACTAGCAATATTAACTTAAACTACTTTAAAAGGAAAACAACATGGCATTAATTAAATCAGTAGATACAGACTTTGGTATTCCAGCCCAATATTGGAACATAGGGGCAGTCCAAGAGGACTTTAAAGGCAAAGGCACAGAAGTAACATTCTACGGCTACGCTTCT